GACAACTTGAGGAACATCAGGAATCGAACCTGATGCACAGAATCCTCTAGGATGGAACCATCCAAACACGCAGGTCCAGCGAACCTAAATGGCAAGAACGTGAGCCTCGCAGCCACAGTATGGGTTGATCGTCAAGAACGTTGTTACCAACGCCTCACTGCCACAACCCCCAGCGCCGTAGCAAACTGGCCATGGTGTCATGCCGCCCTCCCCAGTTACCCAGGGTAGGGACCGTTAGCCTAAGCAATCCTGACCCACCGTTGGACGAACCAACTGACGGTGGCCAGAATCCGGTACATGAGCCTCACACCAATCATCGTATACGAAGCACGACGCCGAAGCGCCCGTATCCGCCCTACTACTCACGCCTTGCCTTGACAAAGGGGACTGAGGCCCTAGAGCCCCAGCCGTCCTCAGCGATAACTTCAGAGCAGTTAACAAGCTCCGGTCGAAGCACCCCGGCTCCGCGGGTAAAACGACAACGCCCGAAGACGGAGTCGTTCCGCCGGAAGTAGACAAGCTTCCACAGATCTCTACGAGAAAGACCTGCTAACTTGGCCATACGGGACGTGACAAAGCCCATCCCGTATAGGTCCACGCCCGTGTCGTGGACCTCCCACCAGCGCTCTTCCGCATCAGAATCAGACAATACATCGGATGACCAGGCAGACTTGACTAGCTCGAAAGCCAATCTAGCCTCCCAACCGCTCACGACCGAGGCCGGAAAACGGTAGCGACTCACACGCTGCCACCCGCGAGGGAGATCTTTGCATCTCATCTGTGAGTAAGAAAAGATGGGTAAATCGGGCTCACTCCACTTCTCCAAGTAGAATAGCTCTCTGAACCATAGGCCTGCGCCTACCAACGACTCCCTTCCGACCCTCATTCCCATCCCCCTTGTAAGAGATCTCCGACACCGACGAACGGCATCCTGGTTTTCACGAAGGAAAAACTCGTCGAGTGGAACGCGTTTCCTCCGGCCGAAGCCAGGGCAATAAGAGTTAAAACGACTCTTCATGCTAGAGATCTTTTCACAGAGACGTTCCTTCGAAGACCAGACGGCCTTCGCGCGCAAAAATGGAACGCTCTTACAAGACTTCTCCGTGGCCTTGAAAAGACACGAGTTCAAAGAAAAGAACCGCGAATCAACAAGTGTCTTACCACGGGAAATTGTGAGGCCACCCTTCTCAACATTCTTAAACCATGAATCGGCCTCCTCAGGCGTAGACCTGAAGACGATGTCATCACCGTTTATCTTAACCGGCACGTCCCGAGGGACGCTGTACTTGAATGTGAGATAGTTAACCAAACAAAGGAGAGGGAATGAGGTCAACTGCCCCATAAGCTGCCCCCTGGCCTGCTGACCAGAGAACCCTTCGCACTCCAGTTGAGAACTGAAGATACTAAGAGCGTGGGAACGAATGCCATCAGGCACCCGGGTGGAGTTCCCAAGCAGCCTATGAAAGATTGCTAGCTGTAAATAACTGTTCAAATTGTCAGTGGCGGATTCGTAATCGCCGCTGACATACACTTCACCGGGCACCCGCCCGAAGTGCTTGAACCGTGACGCCTTGGCGTCGCCACGAAGCAACCAATCATATTTGGAGAGTCGGTCGTACATGCTCTGGTGTAAAGGACGAAGCGCATTGTCAACCCTAGGGGGTATCGAAATCACTCGCCATTTGCCACCAGTCTCAATAGCCTGTACTCGAGACGCACCTCGATGCCGGGGAGCAACAGATTCAGTCACATAAGAACAAAAGTCCTCGCGCGACCACCTGCTCTGCTGCTCAAGACCCCGGCACCCCCCACTCTTCCTACCAGATTCTGTACAAGAACTCGTAGGTAGAGTGCTCGTAGTGCACTTATCCAGATAAGACTTATCCCAGCCAGGCGGGAAAAGCTTGCCAGTCTCACGAAGGGCAAACCGAAGCAAGCCAGGATCAGGAAGATCCTGGGCAAGCGTCATCTTCTCTACATAAGCGCCTACCAGAGGCGCCTCGCTCGGAATTACCTTCCGAAAGAGAAACAAGGAAAAGGCCAATGACCACCGACTGTCCGAAGACAGACGGGTAATCAAAGGCCGCCATGGATGACAACACCCCTCAAGAAGTCCAGAACAGAACTTCTTCAAGGATGCCGAAGAGACGTCCGCAGGCACAGGAAGAGAAACTCCGTAGAGTAACTCCAACTGTTCCACAAAGCGAACAAACCTCTCCTCGACCGAATCATGAAAACGCGCAGGCG